CGGCTTCAGGGGGAAATGGTATGACAGGAATTGTAGTTGTTTATGAATACATTTAAACCAAACTAACTAACTAACTAACTAACAATGCCTTCAATAATCGAAGTTGATACTATAAAAAACAAAACAGGAACCCAGAACACTGTTTTGAGTACCGATGGTTCTGGGAATGTGACGATTGCAAATAGCACGTTTAATGGTGCAATTGCCTCTAGTGCTACTGGTACTTTTAGTGGAACTATAGGGAGTAATGCGACATTTCCAAGTGATTTTGCCGTGAAATACACTACTTCCATGGTAGGGAATGGTGTATCTGGTACGATAAGAACTGCCTCTAGTAATGGGGAAATGCTGCAATCAGATGGAAGCAGTTATTTTGATATTCAGCCGACGATGGTAAATACAAGTAATTCAATGATTGTCACTTTTACATTAGGTTTTGATTGTTATGGTACCGCTAGTGGGAACAATATTGGGTGCGGTTTATCAATCTACTGGAGTAACGACAATTTTAGTTCACATGAAGCCCAACTAACAAGTAGTCAAAATCATGATTTCTTTTTCCAAGGCACATCTGAATCTGGTTACTATGCTATTTATGGGCAAGCGGTTTTAGCTTATAAACATAGTCCTTCAACTTCGACCCCTAAGTATCGATTGTACGGAAGTGTGAGACATGGAAGCGGAAGGTCGTTAAGAGTTAGTCAAAAAGGTTGTTTTATGCAATGTATAGAGATAAAGGCATAAATGGATAATTCACAAAAAACAGTTTTTGCACTACATAAAAAATATCCTGACTCTGAATTTTCAGTACACGAAACTTATGAAACTTTAAGTTGGCTAACAGAAAAGTATCCAAAACCAACTAAAGCAGAATTCAATGAAGCCGTTAAAGAGTACAAAGATGATTACGATGCCAAGCAATACCAACGTGATCGAGCATCCGCTTTCGACCCAATTCCTGAACAGCTTGACCAGATTTATCACGATATTGATGGGTGGAAAGCTAAGATTAAAAGCGTGAAAGACAAGTATCCAAAGCCAACATGAGTGGACATAGCCCTAACCCAGCGGATTCTATTTACTATAATTATCCTACAACAACACAAACAACAGAAGTTATGCCAGAAGTAAGCACATTATATCAAATGGTTATTGACTTAGGCATACCTTCCTGTGTCATCATAACTGCATTTTGGTTCATTAGATACCAAAGTGAACTAGCAAAAACAGAACGAGAAGAGTTTTGGAAAAAGGACGAAGAGCATGATGCTCGACTCTTAACCATGATTGAAAAGTCATCTGATGCTATTCTTCAGATTAAGTTAGCGTTAGATTCAAACACACAAGCAATCAAAGAATTAATGAGTAAAAAGTAATGGAAACTGTCACAGAAAAAACAACTGTAAAAAACGGTGGAAAGCAGAAAGATGATCCACACATTCAACTTATGAAACTTAGATTTTGGGCAAGATTTCTTATATCGTTACTTGCCTTTGGTCTTTTTGGTTGGCTTGTGTTTACTATGGTGAACAAACCAGATGAACTAGCTCAATCGAGTAAAGACCTTATAAACTTAGCATTCGGTGCATTTTTACCGATCATCGGAATGTTAGGTAAACACTGGTTTGAAGTGTCACATGACGAACCAGAACATAACCCTGAACCTAAAAAACCTATAGAAGAAGAAGAAGCAAATGGTAGCATCGTTACTCCTTAATGTAATCCAATCGTTAGTCGTAGACCAAGCACAGTCTTTAGCTAAAGAACACGTAGCAAAAGTAATGGAAGATAATCTTAGTGAAGATCAACTTAAAATGGTTGATGCAGTAGTAGACCAAATGCCTGAAAACTCATTTAAAAGTGTAAAGGATTTCCTTGGATAAAAATGACTCACAAGTAGAAGAATCTGAGATGTGTCCTCATTGCCTTTCTGACCCATGTGCATGTGATGATAATATATGAAACTAAGTAAGAACTTCTCATTGAAGGAACTTACTAGGTCACAGACAGCTATTCGCCACGGTATTGATAACTCTCCCGATCTCTCACAACTCATACGTTTAACAGCACTAACGACTGCTGTATTACAACCCATAAGAGAAGTGCATGGGAGAGTTACCATTAACTCTGCTCTGAGAGTCTTGGAGCTTAACCGCAAGATTGGAAGTGGCGATTCGAGCCAGCATGTTTTGGGAATGGCAGCAGACCTAGAAGCACCCTCAATAGACAACCTACAACTAGCAAAATGGATTGAGCAGAATCTTACGTTTGATCAACTTATCCTTGAATTCTACGAGCAGGGAGAACCTACGAGTGGATGGATTCATGTCAGCTACAACAATGAAGGAGAAAACCGTGGCAGAGTACTTACTGCTTCACGGGTAGACGGTAAAACACAGTACACTGAAGGTATACATGAGTAAACTTATAAAAAGTGCTCTAAAAATAAAGAAAGGTGCTGAAGAAGCTGCTAGAAAAGAACTTGTAAAAAAAGGAAAACATCCTCAATTAAAAATAGGTAGAAAAAGACCTAAAAGAGATTGGCAGGATGTTAAATTAAAAGATAGAAAAGAGAACCAACAATTAACAGAAAGGTTTCTCGAAAATCACGGTTATAGGAGATCAGATACTCCTGGTAAACCTAACACATACGTAGAATCAAGTGACGGAAAAATAAGGGCATATACACCTTTTGACGGTAATAAATCAGGTGTAGAAGTAAAAACCTTTAACAATCCTACATTGAAACAATTACGAACTTGGATGCAGTATTAAACTCACATGTGAGATATTATGAGTGATGAACTTAAACAATTACACAACGAGGTAGCAAAAGAGCTACTCCTCCGTATTAAAAGTGGAGAAGCAAAACCAGCAGACCTAGCAGTGGCAGTGAAGTTCCTCAAAGACAACGAGATCACTGCATTGCCAGTGAATGAAAACCCTTTACACCAACTAATGACTAATATGCCTTTTCCAACCCAAATGGAGTTAGATGAAGCAAGAAGAGGAAACTGAGATTATGAAAAAAGAGTCACAGAAGCAGCGTGAACACAGAATCAGTTACCAGGAAGCAATGGGAATGCGTGGTATGCACTACGACAGGTTTTACCATGAAGATTTGGAAAGGGAAAAAGCACTAATCAAGATTCGAGGAGGACAGTAATGCCACAGTTAGACGGTAAGGAGTATTCTTACGATAAGAAGGGTATGGGTGAGTATAAGAAAGCGATGAAGAAGAAGAGAAAAAAGAAGATGACTCCAAAGGATAATTTAAAGATACAGAACAGTTATGGGTAAGGATAAACTTAAAGTCCCTGCTGATAGAAAATTTACTATGAGTCCAGAGTGGAAAAAGGCTTATAAAGAACTTATGAATCGATATTCAACTTTTGAAGCTCAATCTGCAAATAAAGACATAAATAGAGAAGGAAAATTTTGGAGTGCAGCAGAAAAAGCTGAAAGAATAGAAGTTGCTAAACAGCGAATAGAAAGAGATAAAAATCGATGGAAAACTGAAAGTCTTCCAAAGATAAAAGACGCTATAAAACTCTGGGACAAAAGCCAAAAGCAAAAGTCATCTCCCAAGAAAAAACTTAAAGCAAACAAAAAACCTGTATACGCATGAACCAACTGGAAGACTTCAGGAACTACCTATTCTTATGCTGGAAACACCTGAATCTTCCAGATCCTACACCAGTACAGTATGACATAGCTGACTATCTACAAAACTCACCAAAACGTGCAGTTGTTGAAGCATTTAGAGGAGTGGGTAAATCCTACATCACCAGTGCTTATGTCACATGGAGATTGTTAAAAGATCCTGAAACAAAAGTGCTGGTGGTATCCGCAAGTAAGATTCGTGCAGATGACTTTAGTACATTTACCCAGAGATTGATCTCAGAACTGCCTGTGCTGCATCATTTACGATCACGGGAGGGACAGAGGCAGTCTAAAGTTTCTTTCGATGTCGGCCCTTCTAAGGCTTCCCACAGCCCTTC